GCAAAACACATAAAGTACCATGTGCAGTCTTTGATTTTGTTAAATCAACCCCAGTAAAATTAGCTACTCAAAATTGGAAAACGTTAAACGAATGTCCATATATCGTTGATGCATATTGCGATGAAGACTCAGATGAATATGTAGATGGCGTAACAGGTAAATAATATAAGCCCCTTAACGGGGGCTTTTTTACTGTTCGTATATTTATATAATATTAAAAAGGAGTATTAATGATTCGCCTTAAGGATCTACTAAAAGAAGGACCACTTTCAGGAAAAGCTAAGCCTACCGGGCTAGATAATGTTACGTGGGGAGATGGAATAGTAGGAAATTCAAAACCGTCTAGAGATGACATTAATCCGGCGTTATTAGATGATGTTAGCAAAGCAGCAAAAGCCGCAGGGGTTGACATAACTATTACAACAGCTGTTTCCGGACATGACCCGGGAACGCGCCATGGTGATGGCGATGCGGTTGATATTGCTGTGATTAATGGATGGGGCTATTCTGGCGAAGAGAGTGCTAAGAAAAATGGTATATATGATGATATCATGCGATTCGTCGGCGAATTAGAATATCTAGGATATAAAAAAAATAGCGAAGGTGGTAACGATAAAGCGGTATTAACATTCGGAGTACCAAATCACCATCATCACGTACATGTATCTAGAAAATCCCGAGATGGGGGAGATTCCGTTAGCTTATTAAAATATGGCGGAGCAGACGGATTTTTATCATATTCTGATATTGGAGATGAAGTACGAGATATGCAACAACGTTTAATTGCAGTAAATGGCCCATTAGCAGTAGGTCCTATGCAAGACGATGGCCGGTTTGGTTCATATACTGAAAAAGGTGTTAAGAAATTTCAAACTGATAATCAATTGGAGTCTACTGGTATTTACGATTCCGAAACGCAAACTAAATTATTAGACTTAACAAAGGATTTAACACCGGAGCAATTAAGCAAAATAACTACAAAATATATTGACTCTACAACCGATTTAGGTAATGATGAAGATTTCTATAAAACAATACTTAAAGGAATCGATGCTCCAATAACAAATCAAAATCTATTATTCTTTGCAGCTTGGAGACAAGCAGAAGGTGGAAAAGCAACAAATAATCCATTTAACACTACATATAATTTAACTAAAGATTCAAATGCTTCAAATTATAATAGAGTAGGGGTAAAAAATTATTCTACGCCAGAATATGGAATAGAAGCAACTGTTAAAACGCTATTACTACCATATTACCGAGACTTATTGCAAGGCTTACGAGATGATATCGGTGCATCCAATCTAGCTGCAATTGACGATGAGTTAGAAACGTGGGGAACTGGAGAGCTCATTGCAAAAGTTTTGAATCGTAGTTCGGATAAAATAACACCACCGGATATAGCATAATAAAAATATAAGGATATAAGAATGTTTGAAAAATTAATTTCTACGTTAATGGCTTCTCGAGACCAAGCACATGTATTTCATTGGCAGACTACCGGTCCGGGTTCATTTGCGGCACATATGGCACTTGCTGGGTATTATGAAGCAATACCTGGTATGATCGATGCATTAGTTGAAACGTATCAAGGAAAACATGGCATCTTAAAAGGATTTGAACCAGCTGAACGTTTTGATGATTATGATGCAGGAACTGCAACAAAATATTTTAAAGGTTTAGCAATGTTTGTAGATCGTGCATATAAAAAGATTCCTGCAGATGATACTAACATAATCAACCAACTAGATGCATTTAAAGATTTGATTTATACAACAATTTATAAACTAGAAAATTTGCAATGAAAACTTTTAATTTATATGACCCTGCTAATGAAAAACACCGAGAAATTCTTCAAGAAGAAATACAACGTGCTTATAAATTACTCGTAGAATATAACGAAGCAAAAATTTGGGATTCGCTTTCAATTGATCAACGCGAAGAATTATTATCATCAGTTGATGATGATTTAGGTCCAGATTTAGCTGATGAATATGCCGAAGAAGATTGGACGAATATTCCAGATGTAATTACCAACCGTATAGATTTATCTACAATAAAACCTGAAAAAATAAAAGAACCTGAAAAGGATGCTAAGGTATATTTTCGAGGTATTGTTAATATGTTGAAAAACGAAGAAAATCGATATACTAACGTATCAGAAGTACTCATGTTTTTGAAAACAAAATTAAATCTTTTATCTGCAGATTATGAGACCGTAGTTCGCGGTTTATACAAATATTTACAAACAAAAACCACAGCAGATTTAATGAATCTGAATATTCAAGTACAAGAAATGTTAAAAACAAATACGCCATATGTTGATACGAATGATACATCTAATATTGATGCGTGGATGCGAGATATAAAAGCATCAGGTGAAAAATTAGGCGATTAATGTTTTTACATGGAATGAAACGAATTAATGACATGAATCGACCAGAATTTATATCTTTACAAATTACCGATAAAGGCGGTAACGTTTCAACTAAATTCGTAAATAAAAATTGTATTCAAATGATTTGGCAAGAATCTGACGATATTATTGTAGAATTAACAGATTATACACAATTACGTATTTGCAATCAGAACATCAATTTATTTATGGATCGTTTTTAATAGAATATATATTTATTATAAAATAAAAAAAGGTTAATATGACATCACAAGAACTTTTCGAACAAATGGAACAGCACTGGTTATCTTTTAAAGAAAATCATGAAAGATTTACAGACAAGCAAGTAAAAGCTGCAGGAGTAAGAGCTCGTAAATCAATCAACGAATTAAAAAAATTAGCAAGTAAATATCGTTCAACGCAATTAGCAGAATCAAAAGCTGAGTAATGAAATCGAAAGAATATATAATTATTGAATCTACATTAAAACGTTTAATAGCAGAACAAGACACTCCGGAGACTACTGACGAAACTAAAGAGTCTGATGATGTTTCTGTTTTTTCTGACGAGGAAAAACGTTTCTTAGGTGTATTTGCGAATGCGGGTGCTAAACATCTAGGTATTATATATTCATTATCCGATATTGGCATACAAGAATTTATTGCTAGAAGCGGAAAAACATATAATTGTAATCCGGCTATACTTTTATCTTTATTACGTAATAATTTCATAAAGATCGTTCCATATGGAGGATGGGGTCGAGATAATAATTATACTATAGAATTGCAATTATCATTAGATGATATAAAAGCATACGCAGAATTAGCAAAACAAACGCAAAGTGATAGTTCGGGTGCAACTAGTCCGCCCGCAGAAGATATGGGATCTACTCCACCTCCTCCACCCCCGGCCGAACCAGAAGCTCCCGCCCCGGGACCTGAAAATGCCGGTGTTGTACGTTATGGATTTATTTTAAAAGAATCTGCTAGAATAGCTAAAAATTTATTAATTGAAAATAAATCAGATAAATCGCCTAAAAAGAAAAAATCTTCTACTAGCTCCGACATATATTCTAAACAAGGTAGAATATTAAATCGATTACCAAAAGAATTTGTAACTCAATTATCTAGAATCGTTAAAATTTTACAAAGAAAAACGTATAATAAAACGGATCAACAAAAATTAATTGCAGATATATTAGATAATTTACAAATTAACTTTAATTTAACAGACGAACAAATTAGAAGATCATTCGAAATACATAAAAAACAACGTAGATTACAAAAATTCTTAGATTCCGAATAATTTTGGTTTTTCAATATAATTCATTATATTATTAATAAGTTATAAATTAAATTTTAATAAAAATGTCGTATTACACAGCAAAAGTCCAATTGGTTGATACCATAGACACGCCGAAAGGCACTAAAGAAAAACGAGTTACTGAGACTTATTTAGTTGAAGCATTGTCAGTAACTGAAGCCGAAGCTAAAGTCATTGAAGATTTTAAAGGTTATACTTTCGATTTTGAAGTAAAATCAGTCTCAGCTAGTAAAATAATCAAAATTATTGAATAATGACATTCAAAATAGGCGAATCAGTAGTTGTTACGCAAGATGGCGTTAACAGAGTAGGTGTCATTTTAGACAAATTTGTCATTAGTAAGCGTGTTGTTTACGATGTAATGTTAGAAAATTACACTGCAGTATGTATGATTGGTGCAAATTCATCTGCTAGCACATATATCAACCAATATTTATCAGGTTTATTATGTGTTTCAGGTATGATTGAAGCAACACTTCCATATAAACAGCTTTTAGAAAGCGATTCTTTACCGATTACAAAATCATAATCATGAAAAAACAAGCATTAGTAGATAGTATTTTGAAAAATCTTTCAAATTCTGATGCCGATATGCAACGTTGGGATAATTTAACACCAACAGACCCGGATTTCATGATGTATAGTCCTAAGCCAGTAGGATATAATTCTACTGCCGAGCAACGTTTTTTAATGCAAAATCTATTAGTAGGTTTCGGCGGCGGCAGTTTATTAGATATTGGCTGCGGTCGATGCGATCTATATGGCGTAGCTAAACAATTGGCAGAATTAAATGGAGATATTATAGCATATAATGCAATAGATCATAATCCGGTAATGACGCAGTTAGCCGAAAAAAAGTGGGGACTAAATGATATTCGGATAGGTGCATTTGAAACTGCCGAATTTCATCCCCATGATTGGGTAGTTGCATCTGGGGTATTCACACAACGTCGTTGCGAAACAGAAAATGATGATTTAACTAAATTATTTAGCGATATTGATATATTATATAATCTAAGTCGCCAAGTAGTTTCATTTAATTTACTCAATCCAATCAATACAACACATCACGAAGGATTTTTTTACGTACATCCAGGATTAATTCTGGACATGTTGATTGAAAAATATCGATATGTTAACATACGTAATAATTATTCGCCGGATGTATATACAGTAACAATTTATAAAATATAAAAAATTATGACACGTAGTATTAATCAGCCATGGGCTATAACAGACAAATTTCGTAATCGTTACGGCGATACGTGGGCAGACTTAGATTTTGTTTTTAATGATAAAATATCTGCAGAAGTATTTCAAGAAGATCCAATGAATACTAAAATTGGTAAATTGGAAATATTCAATCAAAGTATAGAATTACGTTTTAAAGATTTGTTAATGTATGCTAAAACTGTCGGAGATAAATATGATACAATTATTTCTGAAAAAGCTAGCAAAACGGATACATTTTCAATTGAAATTAAATCATTTACATTTACATTAAATCGCCATGAAATCGGAAGATTAGCTGAAACATTGAATGAAGCACATCAGGTTACGTTGCGTAGTTATGAATTAGGGTTATATTTATAATTGAAATGAATACGTATTTATATTCATATCGTAACGATTCTACCAATGAAACAATTGGTCGTGTAAAGGCAACGAGTTTGTTCGAGGCACGCGAATATATTGCACAATTGAAATGTTTATCTAACTATCAAGTAGATGAAATTTTTGTAATAAAGGAGGCCGAACATGGAAAACAAGTTAGAACAGATAACGATATCTAAACAAGAATATAATTATCTTGTTACATTGAGCATCCAAGAACGTTTAGACTATTTATTTGCTATTTATGATGCTGAAGTTAAACGCGTAATTACTCCTGCAGATTTATCTGGATTTTTCGAAGCAATTAAAGAAAATTTAGAAAAACAGGATGAAGATGCCATCGAGATACCTAACAATGCAAGTCGAGTCGATGTAATGATCGATGACGACAACATCATGATTGAAGCGGATAGTTTACGTGCAATTCGAATTGTAGTTAATCGATTTATAGAATCTGGATATATTCTTCGAAGAGATGTAGAATTAGAAAAATCATTTCGTAAAGATAAAGTTACGCGTTATATGCGAGTATTTTATATTGTAGATCAAATTACAGGTATATGCTCTAATTAAATTAGATATGGCAAAACAAAAAATATCAGATAGCCAACAAAAATTATTCAATAAAGTACATTTTAAGCCAGGAGAGATAGTATTCTTTTCCTGGCTTGGTATGAAAAAATATGGTTATGTTAAAACTTATAAAGAAACTAGTTGGGGTATTCAATATACGGTTGAATCGAATAATACACGCTATCCGTGTGGCATTCAAATCAAAGGCACAAAGACAACGTATACTACAGGAATCATCTTCTATGAAGAAACTAGATCATTGGGAGATGACGAACTTAAGAGACGTGCGGAAACCAATCACAACTACGGAAATTCAGAACTTATTAGAGACACCCCAAGGCCAACTAATGAAAGCGGAAGCAACGATTCAAGTAAGCGAAGAATATCTAAATCTTCTAGTAGCAAAAAGTCAAAATCAGGACCTGACACTACCGGAGAAAATGATGTTATCGATGGCAATACAGGAATGCAGTCAAATAATTCAAAAAAACGAACAAATAATAAACTTGATGACGCAATACAACGGCAACGAGACTTTTTAAATGGTTTTGTTAAAAAAGATTGATTTTTTCTTGGTTATAATTGGAAAATGAATTTAAATTTCATAATATATTAATATTAAAAAAAGAGAGTATTATGAAACAATTGTTTAGTCTTATTTCAATTATTTTTATTTCTTATAATTCAATATCGCAGATTGATTCTAATCAAATTAATGCATATTTTAATGAAATTGCATACGGAAACGAATTCGATCCGTCAGTTCCGCATCATATTAGAAAATGGCATACAAATATTAATATTTTTATATCAGGTGATAAACAACCATATATGATTCGAGAACTTTACTCAATAGTTAAAGAATTAAATGATCTAATTAATCCAATCGAATTGTCTATCGTTAATGATAGTTTAAATGCAAATTATTTTATATATTTAGGTAACGAACAAACTTTCAATAAGATTGAACCATTAAGTATAAAATATACGCGTGATAATTTAGGCTTGTTTTTTATTAAACGAACTGAAAAATTTAAAATTTACCATGCTAATATTTTTGTGAATATGGATCGTACGAGTCATGACTTATATCGTCTTCATATTTTACGGGAAGAAATGACTCAAGCATTAGGATTGATTAATGATAGCTTTTCATATTATGAAAGTATTTTTTACCAAGGGTGGACTTTTACAACATGTTATACAGAATTAGATAAACAAATAATTAAGAAATTATACAATTCTAATTAACTTGTACTCCATATAGTTGACCACCTTCTAATGTTTGTGGATCCCAAATTTGCGGAATGTATCCCATTATAGCTTGAGATTTTCCATCAGCTGACATTTTATATTGATATACTGGTAAAAATGATGATCTTATATTTTGTGTTGGGTTTTCTCCACGTTGATTAAGTTGTGGAGACATGGTATCAATTGTATTGACAAAATATGAATTTTCACCATTAGTTGGTCTTAAATATCTCATTAATGAATCAACGTCGGCAGGAAATTCACCAGAAGGTTTTAATATTAAGTCAATACCCGTACGTGGTACTTTCGGTAAATCAAATTCTACTCCAGCTATTATGCTAGATACGTCAGACCCTGTTATCTTGTTAACGCCTGGATTTGCTTTTTTCCATGCTTCGAAATTTGTTGTAAATTGTGATTTTGAAAATGATGTATTATAAGTAGTAAAGTATACTCTTACAGCACCAGCATAAGATGATCCAGCGGTAAGACTAGTCCATAATGATTTTATTGGCAATGATGAAATATTTTGAGCTCGTACTCCGGTTACTGGCGATAAACGTTGAGTATCTGCGCCGGCTTGTTGACTTTTTGTTTGCGGCGTTACTTCAAAACTTTTTAGTAAATATAAATTTTTTCCAACTAAATTAGAACCTGCAGGCCCAGCATAAAGTTTAAATGCATTTGCATATGCATTGATACTTAGGTAGCCTTCGCTATCTGCTAGATCTAAATTTTTTTGATCAATTGATAAGCCTAAATTTTGAAGTTGTGCCCCTGCACCACCACCTTCGGTTTGTTCTTGCAATTTACGTTTGATATCATCTGATAAATTCTTTACTCCAAATCTAAGTAAATTTTCTGCTAAGATGTTTTTCATATTCTTTCCTTAAAGGTTACTTTTCTTTCATATAAATATCATAGAAATAAAAAAACTAAGTATTTTGATTCTTGCAAAAAATTTCTTATATTATAAAAAAAATCCTATGATACGTTACGGATATGCATGCATCAATATGCAGCTTTCATCTCAAGGCATCCGCACCGGCCGTGCAATGATTGATCGCAAATTTCAACAAGGTGGTTTGCAACTTGCTTCCGACATTGCACTTGCCAATGCTCGTGATTTACTCACAATACTACAATGGAACGAGCAACATGGTATTCGTTTGTTTCGTTTAGGTTCTGAATTATTTCCTCGTTGGAATCATTACGAATTACGTGACTTACCTGGTATTGATGAGATTACGCATCATCTTCGTGCAGCGGGTGATTATGCACGTGCCCATGGACATCGCATTACAACACATCCTGGTCCGTTTCATATCTTAGGTAGTCCTGATGCTGTGGTTGTTGATAATTCTATCATTGGTCTTGAACGACACAGCGAATTGTTTGACCTTATGGGTTTTGCACCTAGCTTTGAGAATAAGATCAATATTCACATCGGCGCCACATATGGTGATAAGCCTGGTACCGTTGCACGTTGGATTGACAACTATCAACGTTTGTCTGAGTCATGTCGAGCTCGGTTAGTGGTTGAGAATGACGACAAAGCATCAATGTATTCTGTTCGTGAATTGTATGAATTTTTGCATCAGCCTCTAGGTATTCCTATTACATTTGACTATTGGCATCATACATTCAATACCGGTGACCTTACCGAACGCGAAGCATTCTTTATGGCTCGCGACACTTGGGCTGTGCATGGTGTGACTCAATGTACGCATTACTCCGAGTCCCGTAGACGCGAGCAGCAACTTCTTATCGAGCGTATGTTTGAGCATCATGGTATTTCTATGGACAATATTGCACAATGGCCAACCTTTCATAAACATTACAAGGAGTTTACCAAGATCAAGGAGCAAGCTCATGCTGACTTTATTACGCGCTTGCCTGATACGTATGGTGTTGCAGATTTAGATGTTATGGTTGAGGCTAAGGCTAAGGAGCAGTCTCTACAGCAACTTAATGTTACATGTTGCCAGGAATTGATTTTAGAATGATTATCCGTTAAATTGAAGATAGAATATATTTTGATATGGATATAATTCTAATGTCTTACCAATAGCGTTGCTACCAATCACACAACGTTGAATGCTAAATGATTCAGTTTCGCCACCTGCTCGTTCAGCATCCGTAGGCTGACGTGATGCAGCTGGTTCTTTAATAAATTGTACTTTGATAGGACTTTGCCCCGGGTTGATTAATTTTAAATTTAAACGATCTGCAGATGTTAATTCATTATCAACGCCTCCGCAGTCCGTCCATTTTATCATGATATTATCAAGTTCAGAAAGGGTATTTACGGATTTAGGTAAATTAGATTCTATGATTAAGTTTAACATGTTTCTTTCCGATTCAGATAAATTTCTAGGTCCAAATCTTAACATGTTTTCAGCTAGAATTTTATTATACATTTAATGCAGTTTCTATTTGAGTTAATATCTTATCAACTTCCGCTTGCGGAACAGCTCCTGGATAATTAAGAATTCTTTTATTCGTTTCTATTAAATTGGCAACATCTTGCTTAAACATATTAAACTTTTCTATAGAATCAACAAACTCTTTCTTTTCGTATTTATATAACATGTTTCTAATAGCATTTTGCGTATTCGCCATTTCTTTTAATAACGCGTCATTATTCATTACACGATCACTAAATTGACCAACTGTCATTTGCTTAACATGGGTCAATAGTAAGTTAAATAATTTTTTAACTAGTTCTTGTACGTTAGCTGTTTGTTCGTGTAATCTTTGTAGTTCAGATTCAGATAAATTTTTAGTTCCAAATCGAACCATATTTTCTGCTAATAAGTTTTTCATTTTTATCATTGTTAGTTTCCCAATTTTAAAATAAATATCTTCAATAAAAAAAAAATACCTTTGATTTTAAAATAAATATATTTATATTATATAATAAATAAAAAACAAGGAAGTTATGGCACAGTACAAGTACAAAGCAAAAATTACCGATGATGTCGAAGATGCAAAAGAAATTATTCGTACCACCGGAAAAATGTTACAAGAAGGTAAAATAGACAAACAGTCTGCTCTGGATAATTTAGCACGTGCATTACAAAAATTAGATTCTGCAAAATATTATATCGATAGAGAATGAAAAACGGTAAATCTTCTCCTACTCCAAAAGGATACAAAAAACTTCAATGTAAATATTGCGATGAAATTTGTCAACGAGTTGATGAAAAAGCAACAGCCGTTACATGTTGGAAATGTGTGTCTAAGTTAGTTAACGGCCACATATTGGAAGTTAGAAAATAATTTTATATAATAAGTTATGTTAGAAGCAGAAAAAATAAATTCAAATTGGGAAAGATTTCGTGCTGAAATTGATCATTTCTTTCCAACCCGTGCTGATAAAATTCATGCAATGTATACGGATTTAGAAGATCGCATCGTCATGATGCCAGCATCTTCTATTGCACATTTTCACAATGCATTTGCCGGAGGTTATATAGACCACGTACTTCGTGTAATGGATTGTGCTAGAAACTTGTATGCTACATGGCAATCATCAGGGGCAGATATGTCCGGATATACCATGGAAGAATTAATGTTTGCGGCAATGCATCATGATTTAGGCAAAGTAGGATTTCCGGGCGAAGGTAATGAAGTATATCAAGTTGAAACATCAGATTGGCATCGCAAGAATCAAAACAAGATGTATAAGCACAACGAAAATATTCCATTTACCATGGTACCGGATCTTTCAATTTGGTTGCTACAAGAATATGATGTAAAATTGTCTTGGAATGAATATCAAGCAATTAAGATTCATGATGGTATGTATGATGATGCAAATAAACCATATTA